AGACCATTTTGACAAAGCTGTTAGGTGGGTAATAATAGTATTAATATTTGTGTTTGACCCTCTGGCTGTATTGTTATTAATAGCAGCCAATATTTCATTAAGGAGTAGAAAAGTTGCCAAAGAAGAAAACGAAGCCAAAGTCCAAAAAGATTACCAAAAAGAAGCTACTAACGCAAAAACTAGAGCGAAAAGAGTCAGAGATAGAGAAAAAGTTTATAAAGATATTCTTAAAAAAATAGGTACAGGTGAATTAAAGTCAAAAGATTATGATAAAATGAAGAAATTAGGTCTAAATCCAGATGAAATCCGTATAAAACTTAATCAAATAATGGATTTATCGTAAACAGGTGGTTGCCAAAGGTGATAAAATGATGTATAATGAAGTTATGATTAGTGAAAATTTAAAAGATATGCGAATCAATAATGCTGAAACAGCATGTAGAAACGCAAGAACAGATTGGGCTAAGAATTTCTGGTTTGGTGTGTTCTCTAAATTATGTAAGAAGTATGGCCGTGATGATTACTTTAGAAAGACGATAAATTAATGAATGTATTTTATGTAGATAAACATCCAGTTAGAGCTGCTGAACAAATGTGTGACAAACACATTATCAAAATGATTTTAGAATCAGCACAATTATTGTCAACTTGCCACCGTGTACAAGACGGTACAGAATATTATGATAAGACTAAGAATGGTCGTAAGATTAAAAGATGGCGACATCCTAATACAAACTTAGAACCATTGTTATATAAAGCAGGTTGGGTAAAACATCCTAGTACATTATGGTTGTTTGAATCGGCATACAATTATATGTGGCTATACAAACACATGATGGCTCTTAATTTAGAATATCAAAAAAGATATAATCATACTAAAAATCATTTAGCAATTGATAAACTAGGTGAGATACTAAAACATCCTCCTAAGAACGCTAAATATAATAAAATTGCAACTGAACCTAAACCAGCAATGCCTGAATATTGTAAGATACCTGGTGACGCAGTTGAATCATATCGTAAATATTATTGTTTAGAAAAAACTAGATTTGCGACATGGAAATCACCAGCCATTGTGCCTAACTGGTACATAGAAGGTGTTAAATACTATCAAAGCACGGCAGAGATATAGGAGTTAAAAATGCGTGAACAAATAATTGAGGCCCTCAAACAACATGCTATTGGTCATATCGAAAAACACAAATGTAATGTAGAAGTATTACTACAAAAAGCAGTTGGTATCGGTGAACATGGTGATGTGCTAACTGAGGTAGAAAAAGAACTAAAGGTAATTGCTGAGTATGATGACCAATTAGATATGCTTAACAAATACTTTACTATTAAAGACCCATTCAAGGCTTAATAATGCCAACTTATGATTTTCAAAATACGAAAACTGGTAAAGTCTGGACAGACATGATGACCATTGCTGAAAAAGAATCTTATTTAAAGAAGAATAAGCATATAAAACAGATGTTGTCAAAGATAAATATATCTAGTGGTGTCGTAGGCATGGGTGCTATGAAGAATGACAACGGTTGGAAAGAAATGCAAAGTAGAATTGCAGAAGCACATCCAGCTTCTGAGTTTGCACAACAACATGGTAAACGAACTGCTAAAGAAATTAAAACACAGGCTGTTGTAAAAAAACACCAAAAAAGACAGGCTGAACAAAGGAAGAAATATGGCAAGTAAAGATATACCAGATTTTATGCGTGGTTTTGATACTACAGATGATTGGGGTATGGTGCCTGTTTCATCTACACCAAAAGCAGAACCGTCTGTTGACCCAAAACTAGTTGAGAATTCAAATTTAGAGATTGCAAAAGTAAAATCAGATGTTGGCGATATTAAGTCAATGATGAATGAGATTATGCAAATAGTGGCAGAAAAAGAAACCGTAACAAAAACATTAGAGAGTGCTGATGTTACAGGTAGATTTAAAGACATAGAAAAGTTGATACTTCCGTTTCTTTATAATCTTATGAAGTCAGACGAACCTTACATACATTGGCCTAATAGAGGTCCAATCATTAAGGCACAGGTAGAGAAACTACTAAAGTTAACAAAAGGAAACTAACAATGCAAGCAAATTATGATAAGTGCTTAGAAACTATTTTACACCATGAAGGTGGTTATGTAAACCATCCAAAAGACCCAGGTGGTGAAACTAACTTAGGTGTTACTAAGAGAGTATACCTAGAACATGGTGGTACAAAAGACATGAAAGATTTACTAGTCGAAGATGTGGCACCAATTTACAAAAAAGGTTATTGGGATAAAATGAAAGGTGATGAACTACCAAATGGTTTAGACCTTTGCGTTTTTGATTTTGGCGTAAATGCAGGTCCAGGTCGTAGTGCAAAATATCTACAGACAATGATTGGTACTGTTGCAGACGGTGGTATCGGACCAAATACTCTAGCAAAATTAAAAGAGTATGTTGAAAAACATGGCATTGAAAAATGTATAGAAGACTTCCAAGGTGCAAGACAAACTTATTATGAAGATTTAAGTACATTTGCTACCTTTGGTAAAGGTTGGACAAGACGAGTTGACGAAACTACAGAGTTAGCTATGTCAATGGTCAGCTGAGAGATAGAACCGTTTAAATCGGAGAGAGATAGAATAAACGATATGTATGCTAAGAAAGGTATTTAAATGTTAAAGTGGCTTTTTAATATATTTAAAATAACTGAACATGGTGATTTATCTAAACATAGATTACATAGTACAAAATATGAAGATTTGTGTAAATAAGGCTTGCCAATATAACACACATAGTATATAATGTACACATAGAAATGAAAGAGGAATGAAATGGCTAAAAACTTTGTACAACTAGACGAGAGCAAACTACCAAAGACCAAAGGTAAAAACATAGATGGTTTCAGGTTTTATGCTGTTGAAGATAAACACTACCCAAGTATAACAACCGTATTAGGTGCTATACCAAAACCAGGACTTATGAAATGGCGTAAGTCTGTAGGTGAAGACGCAGCTAAATGGGAAATGAATAGAGCAGCTCGTAGAGGCTCTGCTACTCATACACTTGTAGAACAATATTTAAAAGGCGAAACACCATCTATTCGTGATGTGTTGCCTTTAGGTATGTTTAGATTACTAAAACCATACCTAGACCAAGTAGATAATATTCATTGTCTTGAAACTATCATGTATAGTAATAAATTGACCGTTGCAGGTCAAGTTGATTGTATTGCAGAATACAATGGTAAATTATCTGTGATTGATTTCAAAACTGCCAACAAAGAACGAGTTGATAGTTGGAATGAAAATTATTATATTCAATGTACCGCTTATGCAATAATGTATGAAGAATTATTTGGTACACCTATCGAGCAAATTGTCATTCTTCAAGCCGGCGAAGATGGTTCATGCAAGGCATTCGTAAAGAACAAAGCTGATTACGAAGAAAAACTTGGTGACGCAATCAAAGGTTTCTATAAATATTATGAAGAGAAGACAAAGGGCATAAAGTCATAATGGTCTCTTAAAGGAGAGTAACCATGAAAATAATTAAAGAAAACGCCTTACTGGTATTCTTATTACTTTTTATAGGTCTTATATCTACAGTTACAGCTAACGCAAATTCATTAATGAATTTACAAGAGAGATTAATAGAACATAAGAGTATTCAAGAGTATGGTTTAGGTTGGTCACAAATACCAGTTGTTTGTGGACCTACCGAAATTGTAAATGAATATTTACTAGACCACGAATTTGAATTAGAATCATTGTCATTTGGCCACGAAGACGCACATCCTGATGGTGCGCCTGTATATATAGTAAGTTACTTTGTAAACAAAAAGAGAACTGAAGCAATGTCAGTAATTACTGCTCCTTCAGGTTTAGAAAGTTGTATGTTATACAGAGCATTTGGATTAAGTTTTCCTGGTATAAGGACATAAGAATTAGTCGTTGACGACAATTATAGTAGATACGCTGGACGAGGGTGCGATTCCCTCCAGCTCCACCATAAGGACATTGAGATGGAAGTTATATGGCACATTTTACTTACAGTTTGTTTAGGGTCGACCTGCCTAGAACAAGATGTACAATGGTTTGAAAGCCAAGTAGAGTGTAACAATATGTTAAATGTGTATGAAACAATGCCAGCAGATGGCAATTGGGACACAGTAGAATATATTTGTAAGCCAGTAGGTTCAATGTCTTTATGATGGGGCTGATACAGGATTCGACAGGTATTGAGGAAATTGTAAGAGATTAATAGGTGGCAACCTTTCATGCTAATTAAACGCAAACGATAATAACTTTGCATTAGCAGCTTAATAACTGCTTAGGGTTTTGTGGATTGTACCTCGTAACAGAAACAATCCACGCTTTACATTATTAGGAATAAGTGATATATTATAAGTATGAATAGTAAAGAATTTAGTTTAATTATAGAGGGTGTGGTCAGAGAAAAACGACCTATCACCTACATGGATGCCATACTATGGTATTGCGAAGAAAATAAAATAGAAGTAGAAACGGTTGGCCGACTGATTTCTAAAGCATTAAAGGAAAAAATACAAGTAGAGTGTACAACAGCGAATCTACTTAAATTGCCAGAGGCAGGAAAGTTACCGATATAATGGATATACAATTGGTCGATAAAATGGGAAGTGACTTATCAGTTGTAAATGCAGCTCGTGTTTCATTTGCAAAGAAAAAAGATGTCATTGACCAAGGTGATGAGAAGTTAATTAAATATCTAGCACAGCATGACCATTGGTCTCCTTTTGGCCACACCACATTACAATTCTTAATCAAAGCACCTGTGTTTGTTGCAAGACAACTTGTTAAACATCAGGTTGGTCTTGTTTGGAATGAAGTTAGTAGAAGATATGTTGATACTGAACCAGAATTTTATACACCATTTATATGGCGAGGCAAACCAGAAAATAAGAAACAAGGTAGTAGTGATTTAGAAATAGAATATGATATTATGCCTACAATACAATATGTAAAAGAAACATATAATAATCTATTAAAAGAAGGCGTAGCACCAGAGATGGCAAGAATGGTATTACCACAAAATATGATGACAGAGTGGTACTGGACAGGTTCATTGATGGCATTTGCTCGTGTATGCAATTTAAGAAACAAAGAAGATTCACAAGAAGAAACAAGAATGATAACAACACAAATGGCAAAACATTTAGTTGACCATTTTCCAATAAGTGCAAAAGAATTATTAGATGAAAAAATTTAAAGATAACATAGACGATTTTTTTAAATGGGTCAAAGGTACTGAACTTGTAGAATTAGATGACATAGATGTATCCGAAGACCCGGTAAGACCTGAGCTCACTCTTGGATTTAGAATTACTAATGGTCGTAAGATATTTGGCCTAAAGTATAATGATGAAATTGAGGCAATTGTTTGCATAGCATTATGTCCTGAAGTACCTTATACAGTACGAGAAATGGATTATATGTCACAAGCTGCCAACCAAGAGAATGAGCGAGGCGAAATTGTTGTTGCATATACTGTATGGTCAAGAAAACGAGGTGCAGGCAAAGAGATTATTAATAAGTTAGGTGAGTGGTCAAAACAAAACAAATTTAGCAGAGTGGTAACACTATCACCATTGACACCTATGGCAACACATTTTCATATTAAGAATGGTGCAAAACAAATTAAAGTGAGTGAAAACACTCAAAACTTTGAATATAAATTGTAGTTATGTATGGTGGATTTGATGTATTTAAAACATATTTGGCAGTCAAAAATCATTTCACAAGTGACTATGACTATCACAAATATGGAGGTAGGGTTACTGCTAAGTTGGAGAGCTTTACGAAAAGGTCAGATAGGTACTTTTTTCATAAACTTTCTAAAAGATATGATGAGCGAGATATACTTGATTACTTTGTTAGTAATTTTGCTGTTGATGGCAATAAGTGGATTGGTAATGTTATAAACAATGAGGGTGCTGAAAATTATACCAAGTTTAGAAAATACAAAGAATCATTTGAGTACAATTTTAGGAACGATTGTGTATCTATTCGTAATGACCTTGATAGTAAGTCTATTCTTTTTAATGATGGCTTTGTCGTACATAGCGGACAACATCCTAGAGTTTTACGATTACTTCTCAGAAAAAAAATTCACCTCCAGACCGCCATCATTCTTGATACAGTATTATCGTTTAGTAAGGTATGGGATAAAGAAATTACAGAGAAAGTTGTTTGGCCGAAAATTAAACACACACTCACAAAACTCCGACCCTTTATCAGATATAATGAAACACAAGTGAAATTAATAATGAAAGAGGTATTTGTAAATGGTTGAAGAAGTATATAAGAAGTTGGATGAAAAGATTAAAGAATTAAATTCGACAAGAGTATTTAAAAAGATTACACCAAAAGGCGACCTATCATGGTTTATAAAATGGGCTAGTAGTGTATTAATTATAATTGCTATGGCATTGACAAGTGCTAATCTATATCCTATCAATATAGTGTTTCATTTATTAGGTGTATCTGGTTGGTTAGTTGTAGGTATGTTATGGCACGATAGAGCATTAATATTTTTAAATGGTGTTGCAATATTTGTATTTGCAACGGGTTTATTAAACCATTATTATGGGAATTAATATGAATAAGATTAAAGAATTTTGGTTATCATCTTATGAATCAGATAAGATAGCCTTTTATTATGAATTAATAAGTTTTGTTTTTATAGTAGGTGCAAGTATGACAATGGCATTTACAGCTGATAATCCAGATATGAGATATATCTATCCAGGTTATTTTATTGGTAGTTTGACAGCTGTGTATGCACATTGGCGAAGAAGACTTGCATGGCCAACAATGTTAGTAGGTTACTTTACACTTGTTAATATATTTGGTTGGTGTGTATCTATGGGTTGGTTATAATGAATCCTGAGGACGAATATGGCTGGTAAAGTATTTTGTATTGGTAATGGTGAGAGTAGAAAAGGTTTTAATTTAGAAACTTTACGACCTCATGGTAAAATTTATGGTTGCAATGCGATATACAGAGATTTTATGCCAGATGTATTAACTGGTGTCGACCATGGTATTATGCATGAGATATATCATGCTGGTGTAGCACAAAAGATACCATGTTATTTTAGAGATTGGACTAAAGTGCCTGCCATGACATATGAACCTATGTTAATGGGTGGTATAACAAACTTAGAAGAAGCTAAAGACGCCTTAGATAAAGTATTGATTACTAATGGTCAAGGTTTTAGTAAAGAATATGTAATGCATGGTTCTAAATTATCTGGTGTTATAGATTTAATTAAAAGAGAACCAGATAAGTTTAATAAAGAAACTATAAAATTACAAAAGAAAGAAGTAAACCATGCTACTATTAAAGTATCATGGATTAAAGAACCAGATTACTCACACTCACTTACGGACATATGTGTAGAGAATAACGGTAAAGGTGAGAAAAGAGATTTTGGTTGGGCTTGTGGTGCAAGTGCAGGTTATGTGGCAATACACAGAGAACAACCTGAAGAGATATATTTAATAGGTCACGATATTAATAGTACCAATAATAATATAAACAATTTATATAAAAGCACACCAAATTATACAGCAAAAGAGAACGGTCCAACACCTGGTATCAACTGGATAAGACAATGGAAGACACTATTTGACTGGTATCCTGATACTAAGTTTATCAAGGTCAATAGATACAATGACGGCCGTGATTTAGTCAACGGTCCTATAGAAGAATGGACTAATAAGAATTTAACATATACTGATTATTCCACGCTTGACAATCTAGCGTGATTAGTGTATATTAGTAAACAATATGCGTAAAATTATTTTATTTGCAAATATAATAATCTGTCTGGCTGAACATAGTTTAAGAGGACTAAAAGCATGGGCAAGGAGGGTTACGGCCGAGTGGTTGAAGACACCTTGTTTAGTTTTGAGTAGGGACCAATCTACACATAGATATTGGACTCTTCCCGGAAGATTGTGGGTGCGTTCCAACAAGACCCACGACAGACGCATATTGTTTATTAATGTAATAGAGAATAGAATATGAATATAAAGAAACACACATTTAAATTTAGAGAAGGCGACAGCGAAGAAAAAGGCGGTTGTACTTTTATAGGTGGCACATGGAAAGATGTAACAACAGATGAAC